GTCAAAATAAATCTATAGAACCTTATCCGTCGCAAAATACTCAACACGGATTTACAATGTTAGGACATTACAAAGAGATTGAAATAGATGGACAAGAAATAGTTTTGTCACATTATCCTCTTTATATATGGAATCAATGTCAACGAGGTAGTTGGTGTTTGTGTGGTCATAGTCACTATACATGTCCAGAAACAAAATCAGAAAACCCAGAAGGAAAAATATTAGATGTAGGATGGGATGGATACAAAAAAGTTTTATCTTTTGATGATTTGAAAAAAATAATGAAAAATAAAAAACATGTTTTGAGAGATAAAAGTCATTGAGTCATAAATAATGAAATTTGCAAAAAGTCATGAATGGATTAAAATTGAAGGTGATGTGGGAACAATAGGAATAAGCGACCATGCTCAAAATGAATTAACAGAATTATGTTTTATTGAATTACCTGATGTTGGAAAAACATTTAAAGCGGGAGACCCGTGCTGTGTAGTTGAATCAGTTAAATCTGCTAGTGATGTATTTTGTCCTGTCAGTGGAGAAATAATAGAAATAAATGAAGAAGTTATAAATGATCCGTCAGTTGTAAATCAAGATGCTGAAGAATCCGGTTGGTTTTTTAAAATAAAATTAGAAGATATATCTGAAATAAATTTATTGATGGATAAAGATGAATACTATGGACAGTTCTGATGAAAAATATAAATTGCCAAGGTTAACTAAACAAGAGAAAGAGCATTTACTTCGAATTCGACAAAAAATAAAAGGTAGAAACTTTAAGAACTTAATTGATGATATTATCTTATTTAAAGACAGACCACAATATGTTATATTGAGAGATATGTATCCACAGTACAAATAATTTTAATATTTATTAACAATGAATAAGTTTCAAAAAGTTTTATATCATTTGTTATTAACAATACTGGGGGGTATTATAGTTGGAATCACCATGACATTTTTTACTGAAATGTGGAGGGGTGTATCATCTTTTTCTTCGGAAATAAGAACTTCTAATTTGCAAAATCAAGTTAGAAATATGGCGATAGAAAAAGTATTTGTAGACAAAATTTCTCAAATTAAACTTGAAGTAAAATCATTACATGATACAATAAAAGATATTGAGTCTAAAATAAACAATCCTTTAATACCATTCAATGAAAATATTGTTGAACCAAGAATTGATTTAATAGATGAATTTGAACAATTTGATAGTATTCAACAAGTATTAAAAGGCGAAATAGAACAGGAATATAATGACACAATTAAATAAAATTAAGCAATGTATCGATGAATTTATAAGTTCAAATCCACAAGTCAACTTAGACTCCAATGTAGCTAGATTTCAATTAGCACAAATTATTGAAAACTGTTTAGAATCAGAAGACAACTTATCTGATAGTGAATGTTGTGGAGGAGATTGTCACTGTAATTGATTTTAATATAAACAAGGAAGGAAATATAAAATATGGCTAAAGCAAAAAGTTTAAATGAACATCAAATTATGAAAATTTTCGAATGGAATAACTTTCCTGTATTACACTCGTGTTGTAAAACACCCCCATCTGATGATATTTTTTATGATTTCTTCATCCAAATTGATACTGATACAGGTCTAGTACATCAAAAAAATATACCACCTCAAGACATTGTTTACGCATTACCTAGAAATTCCGCAGTAGGAAAAGTTTGGTTGGAACACCACGATGAGTTTTTCAAATTTATCTCAAGAATTGATTTAAAAGATAAAAAAATCTGCGAAATAGGTTCTGGATCAGGTTATCTTGCCAAACAAATTGGACGACATTATCAAATAGATTGTTATGAACCTAATCCGTTTTTCGAAGAAAATCAAAATATTAAGATACACAAAAGATTTTTCTATGGAGATCCTAACAAAAAGTATGATATCATACTTTTATCTCATGTGTTAGAACATGTTCCTAATTTAGATGATTTTTTAAACGATCTAAGACAAAGTTTAACTGACCAAGGAAAAATATTTTTATCATTTCCAAATCTAACAGCTTCCATTGAAAGTGAACACTTCACGATATTCAATAGCGAACATGTATCGTACTTCACATTAACTTCTAGTGAAAAAGTTTTAAACAAAAATGGTTTTCAAAATTGCGTGTTTGATACCTATAAAGACCATAGTATCTTTATTCAAGCTGAAAAAACAAACGATTTTCGGTTTACTAGATCCACAGAGGTAGAAAATTGTAAGATTAAAGATTATGTAAATAACTATCTAAAAAATATAAATGACAAAATATCTCTTATAGAGAAAAAGCTAAGTCAAATAGATAAATTTTATTTGTTTGGTTGTCATATAATGACTGGATTACTATTGTATTTATCTAAAAAAATGGATCAAAATAAAATAATTTCGATTTTAGATAATGACCATCTGAAACATGATTTAAGACTATACGGGACTAATCATTTTTGCACTCCAGTTTTAAATGCGAATCCTGATCATATAGTTTTGAATGGTGGTTGTTATCATAATGAAATAAAAAAACAATTAATTGATAATAAATTTAAAGTAATAGAATGGGATTAAATTTTCTATAAAAATAATTTTAATATAAACAAGAAAGGAAATATAAAATATGGCTAAAGCAAAAGGTTCAGGTAAACATCAAGAAAAAAAAGGATTGAATGACAAAATTCACAATATGAAAGGTCGTCATTCAAAAAATAAAAGTTCTTCAAACAAAAACAGTAAGAACTATAGAAAAAAATATAGAGGTCAAGGAAGACCTTAATTTGGTATATAATATTGGTCGAAGTCAATGTTTGTGCCTGACGGTGGTTCAGGCCAAACAATATCTTCAACAGTTGCTACATCAAACAAATTTCTTAAATTTTCTCTATAAACTGCGAAGTTTGATTTAACTTGATCAGTTAATGGCACATCTGGCAACTGAGTAAAATCTGTTAAAAACAATAATCTATTTCGGTGTTCTCTCCATTCAGTTTTATAATTTTCTATTTTTTCATTTATTTCATCGGATGACATTTCTACTATAGAAAAGGTGACATCGACAGTAGAATTGGAAATGTTAACAGATGTATTTTCTATTAATTTTTGAGTTGATGAAGTTGATGGTGTAGTTTCTGGAAAAATCGCTTCCCAAAATGCTTTGTCGGAATCCCCCATCCATTCTAAATTTATTAATAGTGAATCATCTGAAATGTCACTAAAGTTAGAAACATTTTTATAATTTTTTGGAAGATAAACTGGTCCTGATATTATTGACGCATTTGTTATCGTTCCTTCATTACTTTCTATTTGCATATAATAATATTTTTTCATAATTAAAATCCGTACTTGTATCTATAAGCTTCTATCACATCATCATGTTCTGTAGATGACAACACCATATCATTCCACCAAATAAAATGTCCCAATCTTATTTTCGCGGAGTATGATGTTCTAACAGATCCCCACCCCGCACATGATATATAGTATGGAGCCAGATTACCACTACTGCCAGCAGTTCCAGTAGAAGTTCCACTAGCACCATTATCTGCCAACCAAGTAATTCTTGCTCCTCCGCTTCTATTAACGCTGTCATTTGATAAAACCATTATATATTTTCTTCCTGAAGCTCTTAAACCGCTTGAAGTATATATAAGTCCACCACTTGAATCAAATCTAAATCGAGTATCAGTACTATATGTATGAACATTCCAACTGCCACCTTGAGTTCCTCCAACTATCATTCTGTACGATCCATTTGTAGTTTCTTCATATTGAAACATAAAAGAACAACTCCAACTGGGTCGTTTAAAAACAGGACTTCTCAACTGAACACCATCTGAGGTACTTGCATTGTCAAAATAAAATGTTCCATCGTGTGGATTATAATTATCAGCAGTTGTTATAGTACCAGATGACGATCCTCCATAAATATAACTATTTTGAGTTGCTGAATTATTATAACTAGCACTTATTTGATTTTGAGATTGATCAGCTGTACTATAAGTGCCTGAGATATCTGGACCGCCGTTAAAACCCATGGAGAAATCATTTCTACCAGCTATTTTAGCTATCTGGGGCATTAAAGGTAATCCGTATGTATTTTGTTGTATTAGCATTTTATAAATTAGTACTATCTAGATTTTGAGCTACTACTGATCCAATCCAATTACTACCACCATCATATGAAGTTATTGTAAATAAGTCTGCTTTTCCATTTACACCGGTTAATGTTGGTGTTACGCCGCCGGACCATTTAACATTAGTCCATGTAACAGTCGCAGTACCTCCGTATAAAAGCAGTATAGCAATTGTAACAGAATATCCAACTGGTATATTAGTATAAGAAATTGATTGTATAGTAGTTCCACTAGCTAGAGATATTCTTTGAAAACCACCCCAATTACCTTGAATTGATAATATAACCGTACCACTTTTCGATTGATTATATTTTAGAGGAGTTGGATTTGTACCACTAATTCTTCCCATCGCATATGAAGTGTTTGTATAACCCAATTTTGATGTTGTGAAAGAAACATTCCATCCTTCAAGCCAATCACTTACATTATAGGTGTTTACTCCTCCAATACTTACATCATATACTTGAACAATTGGAGAAAACCACGAAGACAACTCATTTCGTCCAGAGTTTATTAAAACAGAAGATTTACCTGTAGTACTAGTTCCATCTCTTCCTAAATCTATAAAACTACCTGAAGTAGCACCAGTAGTAGTTTTCCATGGAGTTTCAAAATATGCTGAAGAAGCTTGCCATATTGTTGCGCCAGATAATGTTCCTGTAACATTGTATATTGAAATTTTATTGATGCTTCCTTCTGAAACTCTAACTTTAAAACTTACGGTTACATCAGTGGTGCTAACTGGTTCTATTGGTAAATTAATTTTTAAGTAACCAGTTTCAGTGGAATTACTGTTGTAACTACCACCTTGGGGAACTCCTATAAAAGAAGGAGTAACAGCAGATCCTGACACACCAAATGAATTACTTAAAATAGACCCAGATACTTCTAATTTTTCAGTCGGACTTACGGTACCTATACCAACATTACCACTTTTTTGAACATATAGAGATCCACCACCGACATTCATAAAATCCCCTGCACCACTATTCGTTATTCCGAATACAGTGCTACCTGTTTGACCAGTTATTGTCGTTACACCAGTCGCACCAATTCCAAATACTTCTAATGCGCTTTGCCCAAAAATTTTAAAATTATTACCAGAATTCTGATGAATTTCAAGCTTAGCAGAAGTTGGACTTGCAGTACCTATACCAACATTTTGTGATGAATTTACAAATAAAGCATCTACCCCAGCTGTCCTAATTTTAAATGTATCTGCTCCAGAAAAACCAAATTTAGTATTACCATCTCCATTATGCAATATATAATCATCAATACCGATAGAGTCTGCGCCAGCAACTGTAAGAGGATAAGATGGACTTGCAGTGCCTATACCAACTTTATCTGCACTAGCATCACAAACTAACAAGTTTTGATCAGTGGCGCCTTCGACTCTGAAATTAAAATTCGCTCCGTTTTCGTTTACTACTGCCTCTGTCGAATATAAATGCAATGCGTTAATGCTCCCGGCAACAAGAAATGCTTCATTAGTGTTGAAACCTAAATATGTATCATTATCACCGTAATGATACATTCTAGAGCCTAAAAACAAGTTATCTCGCACTAAAGCATTAACAGTAGCTAATCCTTGCCCCATACCTAGGCCCATGCTTGCTGCGACAGTTCCGGTATTTGTAGAAAGAGCTAAACTTGTATTAACGAAAGTCATAGTGCTAGTACCACTTTCGTCATAGCCATACCCTTCATAATAAGCAGAGAAACTATGCCCTACTGATTGAGCTGTAAGGTATAGTTCGAGATAATAAACAGAACTGGAATTTGCGATTATTCTTACATCAGTTATGTAATTATTGCCGCCATACTTTTCTACCAATATTGTGCCTGTACTACCCCAGTCTTTAAAAACTTTGATTACATATGTTGTAGGACCCCAGCTTCCACCAGTGTAAGAAACGTAAATTATAAACCCACCTCTGTTTCCAGACGATGTTCCCCAGTGAGCCAATGGATACCAACCTGCGGTGTTATTGGTTGAGGTGCTAAAATTACCATAAGACCTCAGTCTTCTGTAGTCTGATAAAAGGGTTGTAGCAGAAGCATCCCCGTTAACGTCCAGTTTATAACTGGGACTTGTAGTACCTATACCTACATTACCATTTGCTAGTGTATATAATCTATATGCAGCATTCGTAGAATCATAAATGCCAAAGTTTCCATTATTATTTACAAGATTATAATCTGAGTTACTATTTGTATCAATTAATTTTAATTGAGGTACATCTCCTCGAATACCAATTGATTGACCAGCTACTGTTAAGTTTTCATATAGTTGTGTGGTTCCTATACCAACACGACCAGATCCACTTACATATAATATGTTATTTCCTCCAGATCCCTCAATATTTAATAAACTTAATGCAGATGAACTGCTAATTTCAAGTTGAGCAGAAGGACTTGTAGTACCTATACCAACTAGCCCCTCTTTATTAATGACCATCCGTTGTGTTATACCAGAAGTCGAAGCACCAGCAGTTGCAAATATTAACTCACCATCAATCCAACTATTGTTATCCCCTGTTCCTAAAGGGGATCGGGCATAAATTCCAGCCATTGTAGCTTTATACGGAGAAGACCCACTTTCTCTTTTAGAGAAAAGAAGCATCGGTGAAAAACCACCTGCAGTATTATCATCATTGTATAATACTAAACCGGGTTTATCTGGACCTGCTGTATTATTACTAGAAACAGTAATTAATGCTTGAAGATCAGTTGTGTTTTGAACATCAGGATCATAGCTTGATTGAGATGCAGTTTCTTTGACGTAAAGGTCGGCTGAACCATAATTAGCGTCTATTGTATAATCATTATTTATTTGAAATCTGGCAGTGGGACTACTAGCGCCTAAACCAACTTTACCATCTTGAGCGATTCTTACTCTTTCCGCAACGCTACTATTATAGTTGGAAGTATAAAAAGCTAAAGCACCGCTAGCAGTTGTTGTGGTAGATCCGTTGCCATCTTCGTTAACAGCTATAATTTTTGCAACATCTCTACGTCCAACTCCAGAGGCGTCCCCTAGCCAAAACCTAATTCTACCTAACTCGTCTCCCGGTCCCCAACCGGTTTTAGCTTGAGTCGCTAACACAAGTTCACCCGGACTAATATTAGTACCACCAGAATATGTTCCCAGAAAAACTCCGTAATTTGCATCAATTGCTGAAGTAGAACCATTTACACGAACATCTCCATTCACATCTAATTTATAAGATGGACTTGCAGTACCTATACCAAGATTGCCACCGCTGGAAATAGCGGCTAAAGTGGTACCCGAGTTATTCTTAACGTACATGTACGTTGTGTTAAATTTTAATCCATCTGATGTTTGCGTTGCTATTCCCATGATTTTAAGTTATTGAATATGAATGTACTCCATAAAGATCTGTTATTCTAACTACCATTTGAGAAAAACTCCCACTAGAATATGTGTGCGTGATCGTTAGCTTTCCAGAATTAGTTACATCGTTTTGACCTACCGTAATCGAGAAACTGCTTCCCGTTAAGCTGCCAATGTTTTCTATTTCATCCCAATGATGCGATGTATGGTTATTAGACCAAATACCTCTAATATATAAATTGTTATATGTACCGCTGTTTGTTTGATTTGCGGTGATGACTACTTCCGCTTGGAAGTAAGAACCGCAAGTTAAAGTTACCGTGTGATTTGTTTGGCCGGTTACTTTATAAACACTGAGAACATCATCAGCGACTTTCATTAATTTGTTATTAGTGTTTGCAGTTCCTTGTGTTACATCAAGCGTGGCTGCTGGACTTGATGTACCGATACCAACATTGCCATCGGTAGCTATCCATACATAATCTTCTGTTCCATTAGCTCCTAAACTTAATGCATGACCAGATTGACCTTTTACTTTAAATTTAGTACCAGAATTCCAACTAATTAATCCAGCAGCACCGTCGTTATATGTCGTTGTGTTACCAAAGTCTGTTGTCCCATCGATTTCAAGTTTATAGGATGGACTTGCAGTACCTAGCCCTAAATTACCATTCGTGTCTAAATAAAAATCGTTTTGGTTATATCTTCCTGCTACTATGTGATAATCAGCGAAAACTTCAAACGCAGGTAAGCCTGAGATTGTGTTTACCGACATTAATGAATTACTTAAGTCGTCAGTGACTTCGAAAATAGTACCGCTTGTTCCATCAACTTTTAGCACGGAAGCGCCAGCGGTAGAATCGTAAATGTTAAGCGTTGATGTCGGTGAAGTTGTTCCTATACCAACACTACCAGAACTATTAAGCGTCATCTTAACGCTATTATTAACTAACCATTCCCAAGACGTATTATCGGTATGTCGTGAAGCCCAGTGATTGTCGCCGTCTAAAAATCCTATTTGATGAGTTCCTCCGTTTTCTTGAGCATAAATCCCTCCCCAATTATCGTGATCTGAACCTTGAAGTTTTATCCATACAGCTCCTGCTGTATCATTTGGGTTAAAACAAAAATTATCACCCTCTTGATTTCTAAATAATATAGCTCCTTCACCAGAATCCCATTGTATGTAAGCTTTATCAGTAGTCCCTTCTTGAAAACGAATGTAAGGATTAGTAGCTCCAGCTAGTACTAGTTTTGCATCAGTAGCTCCTCCAAGGGTCGCTATATAACTAGTGTTAAGAGCTTGAACACCTAGCCTCACAGAAGAGTAGATAGATCCTCCTACATGTAATTCATAATTGGGAATTGTAGTACCTATACCAACATTACCGGATGAATCAATTCGTACAGCTTCTGAACCACTTGTCTCAAATGCCATTGAGTCGCCATTATGACGATAAATAATACTTCCAATATCATGATTAGCTGTATCTCCGAAAAAAATACGGGAAAGACCTGTTGTACCTTCTTGAGTTAGTAGAAGATCAGTTTGACTACCAGAAGTAGTATTATACACTCGTAATCCAGCACCATCTTTTTCTACATCTAATAAGTAATTTGGACTTGTAGTACCTATACCTACATTAGCAGCAGAATTAACTGTTAAGCCTATCGTGCCATTTGACTTTAAATAAACTCCTCCACTAAAAGTATTATCAATAAAAAACTCTGTACTACCAGTTTCGTATCCAGCAGAAGCCCTTACTGTGCCTCCAGAATCTTTCCAATAAAGTTTGCCATTTGTGTTAACGCCGGTACCTGAAGACTGTAATACAATATCAGGAGTGGCTGTAGGACCAATTAACAAATCATCTCCAAAAGTTCCGGTGGTTTCTACATTCAACTTCGGAACTGTTATAACAGGAGCATCAAAAACTGTTGTATCTGTAGTGTAAACGCTGCCAGCCGATAAACCACCGAATTGAGTATCAGCAAAGTACCCCGTCTCAATGCCGAACCCTTTGACTTTTACCCGTATAGCATTCCCCGTAGATACTCTGTGGGCTATTGTAATGTAGTATTGACCAGTTGTTGAATTAAAGTTAATACCTTCTATACCCCATTGATTAGAAATTGATCCATAAACAGAAGTATAGTAATTTGTATCATCATAAATTTGTGAAGTATAACTTCCTGGACTCCCTCCAGGGGCATTTAACCCAACTGAAAATACTTTAGTTATTTTACCAGTAGATAACTGATTACTATACCCCGCAGTAATTGTTACTTCTAAATACCCCCAGAACACACTTCCATTGTAATAAGGAAAAGATATGTCAACTTTTTGATTAGCTGCACCGTTAGCAAAATTAATGTAAAAATCTTTTTCAGCTGTAGCAGAAGTTGTTCGAATAGATAAATCGTTATTATCTAATCTATAAGCTGGACTTGTAGTACCTATACCAACTTTACCTGTGTTTGTTACATTTAAAGGTGTAGCGCCTCCGCCATAACCGCCTAATCCTAAATAAGAACTACTATTAGCTAGAATTTGAAAATAATCTCCACCTGTAAAATCACCATCTGCTCCATCAAGCCAAATTGTCGCACCATTGGAATATTCATTTAAAGCTATAGCAGAATTACCAGCTTTTACATGTAGTGGGGATGTAGGATTTGTTGTACCTATACCAACATTACCGGATGAGTCGATGGTCAAGCGAGTTGCGCTGTTAGTAGCGTCTTGAAGCTGAAGCGATCCACCGGTAAGTAAAAATTGCCAATCGTTAGAAGCATCTCGCTCCATTCGCAGATTGTTTGCAATCGAACTAAAAACGTGCAACTTGTTCAGAGGACTTGCTGTACCTATACCAATCTTATCTCCATCTTGATAAACTATACTACTTGAAACTTCATTACCATTATATGAAACAGGCAAAGCACCAGCTGTTAAATCAGCTTTACCATCTGGGCCCAGAATTAATAAATTTTGACTATTTGTTGCAGTTGATCCACTTACAAAGAAATAATTCTTCTCACTATCCCATAAAAATTGTGCTAAAGCAGAAGAACCGCTGTCATGCATTTCAATTCCAGCGTATCGTTTAAATGGACTGTAAGCATTAAGTGTAAGAATATTATCACCTATGGTAACAACACTACTTGTAATATTTATATAACTAGCACTTAAAAATAAAGACTGACCAGTAACAGTTAAATCTCCGTTTAATAATGTGTTTCCATCTACATGTAATTTAGCAGTAGGAGTTGCAATACCTATACCAACATCCCCATTTGCAGCAATACGCATTTTTTCTGTTCCATTTGTATAAAATAACACTGGAGCATTTTGATAATTAACTATAAATAAATTGTTATTATTAGTACTTCCCCAACCAAAATAACCTAAGTCAAGAGTTGAATTATGAAATCCTAACCATGAACCTCCTGTAGAACCACCTACAGTTTGAAGCCTAGCAATTTCTCCAGTAGAAGAATTTACAACATGAAGTTTTTGAACAGGTGAAGTTGTGCCTATGCCAACATTTTTGTCTAATATTTTAAATGATGCTGTTAATTGATTTGCCATATTTTTTATGTAATTGATGTTACTGATCCCATTATGTGATATGTAAGATTAATATTTGATAGATTACCAGTTGTACTTAATTTTGCTTGTATTTTAAATGTGTCATTGGTTGAATCTAAAATTTGAGTAATTACATTTCCATTGAAGGTATTATCAAATTCAGATATAATTGTGCCTGGTTCATTATAACTATTACCTCCATTTTGAATCATAAACTCACCAACATATGCTATTGAACTATGACTTGCCCAATCTCCATTCATAAATATCTTAATATATGCTGATCGATGATCTGGCAATTCTATGCTTAAAATATCGTTGAATGCTGTATTATTTATACTAACTGTTTTACCTCCAAAATAATTGCCTCGATTGTTATTATCAATTTGTAAATTTGATGACGGCGATGATGTGCCTATACCAACATTACCATCATAAAGCAGACTCATTACATCCACAGAAGGTGTTGAAGAGTCTGTAATACCAGCTAATCTAATATCTAACCTAGTATAAGGTAAATTATTAGCTACAGCTTGCTGCCTAGACAACATGAAATCTACAGCACTATCTTTTCTTAATGTAGCGTTAGGATCGACAACATCTCTGACCAATCTTAAAACAGGTTCTGCTGTAGTATCAGCCGAAGTTGTGATATCACTACCGTGAATTTCTAATTTAACATTAGGACTTGTAGTACCTATACCAACCCTACCACCAATTATAGCTTTATTCAAAACTCCCAAACCACCCCATCCAGCTTGAACGCTATTGTAGTTAGTGCCTCCACCATAACCAATTGATAACCCCGGCGAATATAAAATGTCAGCTGGACAATCAACATCTATAACAGAGCATTCCGCTACATACCAATCAAAGCTAGTATCTGATCCACCACTTATATTAAAAAAAGCAGTTGAACTAAATGATCCTCCAAAACCAATTTGTTGAACAGCTATATACTCATACCAATCGTCATTTCCGGCAGTTGTTGTTAGCCAAGTAACAAATCCATTAGATCCATAAGCATTACTCGCAAAAGCTATATTCCTGCCGCTAGGAATCTTAGCCCAAATTCTATAAACTATTCTATTTTTTTGTTTATATTGCTTATCGCCATTAATTACTTCGCTATTACTCGTTGCAAGATAAAAACCTCCATAACCCGGAATTGTTGATCCAACGCCGCTAGTATAACTTATTTTTAATACATATCCAGTTGAATTAGGCACGGCAGATGTGCTAATTGCAGTATCATTAGTATAATAAACAGCACTAATTCCAACCGCTGAACCTCCAGAGTTATTATATACAGAATATCCACTTGTAGTTCCTGCTATAAATTGAGAATTGTGATTAATATTTCTTCCTTGTATACGGCTTAAATATCTAATTTGATCACTCGATTCTCTTATGTAACTTGAATTTGTTTGAGCTGCTAATCCAACAGATAAAAGATTAGAAGAAAAATAACCTGTGCCTACTACATGTAATTTTTGAGAAGGACTTCCAGTACCTATACCAACATTACCGCCACCATTCGCTAGATGAACATCACCGTTGTGAGCATCATTAATAGTAACATACGCCCCAGCTTTTCCCGCTCGAATATAGGTGCGTTCATTTGTGCTGTAATTAATGTGAGTAGTGTAGGTAGTTCCTCTAAACTGAGCTGTGCCTCCCGTAGCTGTTCCCCTTAAAACATCAAGCGTAGCATCGGGACTTGCAGTACCTATACCAACATTACCAGATCCACTGACAAATAATAGTCCAGTGCCACCAGCTCCTTTAACATTTAATAAACTTGATGCTGATGAACTACTAATCTCAAGTTGAGCAGTTGGACTTGTTGTGCCTATACCAACATTACCTCCAGAGGTTATTCTCATGTGTTCCACCCATGTACCAGCTCCTCCAAAAGCTAATTCATTATCTCCTGCAATAAATGGCAATCCGCTAGGGAATCCTTGATACATAATTCCTGTATAACTACCACCAGCTCTTTGTAATCTAAATTCTGCATCAGTACCATAAACATTCAACTGCACGGCAGGGTCTGTAGTACCTATACCAACTTTACCAGATCCACTGACAAATAATAGTCCAGTGCCGCTCGATCCTTTAATATTTAATAAACTTGATGCAGATGAACTACTAATCTCAAGTTGAGCAGTTGGACTTGTAGTACCTATACCAACATTACCACCAGTCTTTACTGTAAGGATTTGCTCACTACTAGTAGCGCCAATAATAACTGAATCATCATTATTATCCCATATATCAACACTACTACCTGTTCCTGATCGATCAACTTCTAATGCATATACACTTGTTTGACCAGCAGGTCTAATAATAGCTCCACCACCGCTGCCATTAAGTCCTATCTTAACATTGCCAGAAGAATCAATACGCATTCTTTCAGCCATCGTCCCTCCAGAATCTTTGGTTTCAAATCTTATGATACCCTCATAAATATTAGTTCCTGTTTTACCTACAATTTTAGCAACATCAAATCCTGTAGAGTTAGTATTATGCCATATAATTGACTGAATATCTGCGTCTCCAGAACGACTTCCTTGAAGTTTAATATCACCATCACTTATTGTAAGTTTAGAACCCGGACTTGTAGTACCTATACCAACATTACCATTCAAATCAATCCTGACTGCCTCATTATTAGAATTAGTGGAAAAAGCTAATTCTCCAAAATTGGAAGAAGTTGCAACATGAATTGATTTAATACTGCTAACAACCTGAGCGCCAGGGGCACTGGTATCTCCAGAGTAAAATTCTATAGTTCCATGTGTACCACCAGCACCAATTGAAGGAGAATAATTCGAAAGTCTAAGAACAGGTCCTGTAGTGGCGTTGAAACCCGCTAATTCTAAGTTTGCAGTAGGACTGTTAGTACCTATACCAACATTACCATCTTGTTTAAGAGTTAATGCTGTTGTGAATGAATCGTCATCTCTAAAATTAAGAATCGCAGAACCATCCGAATCATCTTCACTTTTTATAACCCAAGTGTCTTGATTTGCACCATTTCCTGTTATAGCAATCGACGACTCATAGGGGCCGGGGTTGGTTACATGTAAATTATAAGATGGACTTGTAGTATTTATACCAACACGACCAAAGACAGAACCACTAACATAAAGCATACCATCTCCACCGGGTCCCTTAATATTTAATAAACTTGATGCAGATGAACTACTAATCTCAAGTTGAGCAGTTGGACTTGTAGTACCTATACCAACATTACCGCTCTCTATAACATATAATGAGTCTGCTACGTTAATTTTACTACTACCCGCAGCCCCATCATTACTAATAGTAGCTGAATTATCTCCTGCGCTATTTTCTAATGTAATGTTTCCACCGTCTAAAAATAAATTATATGCATTATTAATAGTGACAAGATTAGAACTACTCCAAGACAAAACAGATGCGCCTAAAGTATCTCGATCACTACCGTAACCTAAAGACCATACCCCAGCACTCGGATTCATAATGAAACCATAATTAGCGCCTGAACTACCCAATACAATTTCATTCCCTCCACTATTAGAAAAATGACCCCAATCAGAGACTTTAAAAGTACCAGCTACATCTAAAGTTGTACTTGGATTAGCTATACCTATACCAACGTTACCTCCAGCTTGATAAACTATACTACTTGAAACTTCATTACCATTGTATGAAACAGGCAAAGCACCAGCTGTTAAATCAGCTTTACCATCTGGACCCAGAATTAATAAATTTTGACTATTTGTTGCAGTTGATCCACTTATAAAAAAGTAATTGTTCTCACTATCCCATAAAAACTGTGCTAAAGCAGAAGAACCGCTGTCATGCATTTCAAGTCCCGCATACCGTTTAAATGGACTGTAAGCGTTAAGCGTGAGAATATTATCACCTATGGTAACAACACTACTTGTAATATTCACATAACTAGCACTCAACATTATAGTCTGACCAGTAACAGTTAAATCTCCATCTAATAATGTGTTTCCATCTACATGTAATTTAGCAGTGGGACTTGTATTACCTATACCAACATGACCATTCGTTCCTTCGATAAATACAGCTTGAGGATATGAGTCGCTGCCCAAACTGACATCCCGTGTAGATGTCCCTTGAATATTTAAGGCGCCATTATAATTACCAATTGCTCCAATATCAGTAGTAGAGCTATAAATTTGCAGCTCATCTCTAAATCTACTTATGCCATTTACATCTAATTTCGCACTCGAAGTAATTCCTATGCCTACATTACCATTAAACAAAGAATCTATATAAGTGTTTGCGCCGCCTAATCCAAATCTAACTATTTCAGCGTTTGTTTGAGTAGAGTATATTGTTAAACCATTACCATTTACGTAATTCCAAGCTCTATTATTAGGTAAATCATAAAATACTTTAAACTGATCTGTCCCACCCTCATCTCTAAAGTTTAACGAGGCGTTTCCTGCATTAGTAGTATTTTGAATTGTTAATACTGATGTACTTGCGCTAGATAGATGCAATAGAGAATCAGGACTTGGAGTACCTATACCAACTTTACCAGATCCACTGACAAATAATAACGAATCACCACCAGCTCCTTTAACATTTAATAAACTTGATGCTGATGAACTACTAATCTCAAGTTGAGCAGTTGGACTTGTAGTACCTATACCAACATTACCACCATAAGGATTTAATGCTATATCCCAATCTGCTGTTTGCGTACTATTTGTTACTTGAATACCAATACCACTACCATTATTAACTTGTGCGAAAGTCATATTAGTAGAGTTGCTATCGTGCGGCTTTAGTTTGAGGACACTATATGTATCCATTAAAGCTTTAGTTGTAGCATCTCCCGTCCCAATAGGACCAAAATACCCTCTACCAGCAACTTGCAACTTGCCTAATGTAGGATTAGTTGTACCTATACCAACATTACCGTCAGCTTGTATTCTAACTTTTTCTCCATAAACTGATGAAGAGTCTCTTAATTGAAAAGTAAATGCGCTATCATTATTACCATTTATAGGCGAAACTAGATTAATTATACCAACTGCATTATTAGTTCCATTGTTAGAGCTAGCTAACATTCTAAGAGATGAATACGCTCCAGACGTTCCAGTGTTTTGTTGTGTACGAATTTGTAAATGATCCGTAGAAGATGACGAGGCTGAATAAGCAGATTGATTAGTTAACTGCACATGTAACTTAGAACCGGGACTATCTGTACCTATACCAACATTACCAGTAGAATTAATACGCATCGCTTCTGTAGTCGTTCCTGCAGCTGCAACTTCAAAAGCGATTTCACCGTTATCTTTGTTAATAGTGTCATCCCCGGTTTTAAATGCTATTTTAGATACAACAGTACCATTCCAGTCACCAATTATTTGACCTACTGCAGCGTTGGCTACCGTTCTATTCGCTCCTAACCTAAAATTAGCTGCACTATTAGCTCCTGTGTCAATATGTAATAGAGAAGTTGGGTTAGTTGTACCTATACCAACATTACCACCGGCACGAATTACAAAACGATCAAGATAAGTTGTATTGCTACCAGCCACGCCTGAGAATACGAGGTCCCCAAACGCATGGGCAGACGCTTCTCCTGTGGTGTTAGCACCGGGAGTAACTACGTTTATTCTCCAATAGTCTTTATTTAATCCACCGTAATCATTTATACTTCGGTTGCTTCCAAAAGCTAGCATGGGATACGTAGTGTTAGAAACAATATTTTGAGTGATTCTTTGTTTTCCAGCTACATCTAATATTTCTACTGGACTTGTAGTACCTATACCAACATAAGGACCATTATTAGTGGTTCCATGTATAGTCATACCTTGCATCAAATTACCACTTGTCGATTTAACATAGAAATCTAAGTCTGTACGAAAAGAAACTGTGTTTGTAGATAATTGTATATAACCCCAATTTTCTTGATTTGAATTCCAATCTTGATCAAACTTAATTTGACCAATAACTGTATCAGTTGAAGGATTTGATCCTTCTCTATGAAGAGTTAAAATACTAACCCCATTATCCTCTGCTACATGGAGTCTACTGGATGGTTCTGTTGTACCTATACCAACATTACCATTTTCATTTTTATAAATTTTATAATAAGTTTTGGACATATTTTTTAATACTTTTTAATTACCTTCACTGTAAATCCGGAAGTTCCTGCCTGATTATAATTTGATATTTTCAATCTCACTTGATAACTACTTGCTGAACTATTTGGACAATCATCGGATTCAGTTGATCCCGTCAAAAATACTGCCTCTATTTCATTACCGGATGCACTACTTCCAGAAGAATATATTTCTCTTGCTAAAGGTGCCATCTGTGAACTATAAATATAATTAGTTACCACCGAACCATTCCATCCAACACCGTTATATACAAATATATGAACAGGATCTTTATAGTTTACGGAACCTGCACTATTTGGATTAACATACCCAATAACTTCCAACATTGTAAATTGATCAGCTGTAAATCCAGTATCAATTGTTCCACCCGTTGTACTTAAACTTTTTTCTTGTTCTGTTTCGATTACATTACCGGAAGAATCTACAGCTAACTTTTGAGTAGCTGTTCCTGTGAAACTACCGGAACCATAATTATTAAATACAATTTGGCCATTTCCCAAAATAGACATATTCGTAGTGCCGCTAACGCCACCATCTTTAAATCGAATATGTTCGCCACCACTTGTTGCTATAATTAAATGGTCCGTATCGGTAGCTTGAATAGAACCTCTTTCAACATTTCCAGAGGTAAATAATCTAAATATGTTGCTGTTAGATATTCTTATATCTCCTGCAACATCTAATTTATAATCGGGACTTGTATTACCTATACCAACTCTATCCGTGCTAGCATCACATACCAATAGATTAACATCATTATCACCCTCTACTCTGAAATCATAATTGGTACCGCTATCATTTACAACTAACTCAGTTGTAGTTGCTCTAAATGGGTGAGTTAAAAATGTTCCCGATCCACTATATTGTTGGAGTTCAAAGATGTTGGCACTATTATTAATTTGGTATGCGTAATAATTTGAGTCATAAATATTACCGTTCCCAGTGTTTCTGTTAAAACCAATACATTGTAAGCCACTACTTGCTAGTGCTCTAAAATGCAACCCTGAATCCACTAATAAATAACCAGATACATGTAATTTTTCAGAAGGACTTGCAGTACCTATACCAACATTACCAGAAGTGTCGATTCGCATTCTTTCGTTGGTATCGATATTTACATCTGTATTTAAACTAGATGTTATATTGGTATGAAATGATATGCCTTTACTGTAAACCATTCGCATAAAATTGCCTGCATCAGACTTTGAATGTTGAATGGTATTGTCAGTGGTACCGGGGACCACAGCATTACCCAATAGGGTTTGTGCTCCGCTTTTGACTTCTCCAAAAGATGCGTAATTTATAACTGCTCCACCTTCCGTTTTGCCAGCTTCTCCTAATTTTGTTAATCCATCTACATGAAGGTTGTGAGATGGACTTGTAGTACCTATACCAACATTACCTCCATTGAAATAAGAGTTTCCGTTTGTATTTAAGAATATCTTAGTATTTTGCGCATTATCGTATATTGCAACTTTTCCATAATTTGATGAATCTATGAATATATTGTGAGTCAAACGACTTAGGTTGCTACTGTTACGAACAAAAATAGCATTGGAATCATTTGGGGATACTATATCTAACTTAGCAGAAGGACTTGTAATACCTATACCAACATTACCGTCTTTATTAATTATAGCTTGTTGAGATCCACTTGTATAAAAACGCATGGAATCTTGATTAGCTGCTGTTGCAACTGAAGGCCCAGTGTAAACAATTCTTCCCGCTAAATTGTCTGAAGGTGTTCCGAAAACTAATTGACCAGCTTTGTCATCAGGGAATAACAATGAAACACCATCAACTCCTGCTCCCGCACTGAATTCAAATGCAGCTATATCTGCTGTTGTATCAGGAGCGACAGAGGCATCAGCGCCTAAAACATAAAGTTTAGCCTCTGGACTTGTAGTACCTATACCAACATTAGTACCATCATCGTAGAGGCTTGAAGTCGCGAGTGTATTACTGTCAGTCCACTTAGAAATATAATTTGTTATTCCAGATCCATCAACTTGACCAGCACCAATTGATGTTTCTATAATATTTCCGTTTACATCGACGGATAATTTATAAGTTGGTGTTCCAGTAAATGTTCCTAATCCATATTGACTTAATTTTATTTCACCAGAACCACTCACAGATAGTAACTCATCACCAACTGAACTTTTAATATTTAATAAACTTGAATTACTTGAACCACTTACTTCTAATTTAGCATTCGGACTTGAAGTGCCTATACCAACATTGCCGGTGAAGTTAATACGCATTTTTTCACTACCTGCGTATCCAAATGCTAAAGGTCTAGCTCCGTTTAAGAAATTTGTAGTCCCATTGTCTTCAAAGTAACCTGTACCTACAGTTAAAGTTCCTCTATTTCCTACAATATCTAAATGAGGACCGTGAGTTACTGTTGTCGGTGAACCTCCTATACCAACATTACCGTTGGTATCTATTAAAAATCTTGTATCTCCACCGTCAGTAACTTTAAAACCAGCTGAACCATTAATTCTAACTATAGTGCCAGAACTGTTTCCCTCAATAAAAGCATTTGTACTACCTAAGTAAAGTGGCCAATCAGAATCTAAAAATATTGAACCATCGTTTATATCTAATTTATAAGATGGACTTACAACACCTATACCAACAAAATCACCTTTTTGATAAACTATACTACTTGATAGTTCATTACCATTATATGAAACAGGCAAAGCACCAGCTGTTAAAGATGAATTATTATCTGGACCTAGAATTAATAAATTTTGACTATTTGTTGCAGTTGATCCACTTACAAAGAAATAATTGTTCTCGCTATCCCATAAAAACTGTGCTAAAGCAGAAGAACCACTGTCATGCATTTCAATTCCAGCGTATCGTTTAAATGGACTGTAAGCATTAAGCGTGAGAATATTATCACCTATGGTAACAACACTACTTGTTATGTTAATGTAACTTGCACTTAAAAATAAAGACTGGCCAGTAACAGTTAAATTTCCATCTAATAATGTGTTTCCTTTAACATCTAATGTATTAGATGGTGAATTTGAACCTATTCCAACTAAATTAAATTTGCCTATAGAACCGCTAATACTTCCAGTTACATCACCAACTACATTACCAAGCACATCACCAGTTAAATCACCACTTAAAGTATCAAATGTTGCGGTTGATCCACTTACACTACCAGTTACATCACCAACTACATTACCAAGCACATCACCAGTTAAATCACCACTTAGTGTCAACAGTGTAGCACTGGAACCGCTAATACTTCCAGTTACATCACCAACTACATTACCAATCACATCACCAGTTAAATCACCACTTAGTGTCAACAGTGTAGCACTGGAACCGCTAATACTTCCAGTTACATCACCAACTACATTACCAAGCACATCACCAGTTAAATCACCACTTAG